CTTCTAACTTTATGCCAGTTCAACTTCAAGGTGCAGTCGATTCAAACTCTACCGGTATTCAATTAAAACAACTAGAGATTCAAAACGCGGCTGTTGCTGGAGAAGTACTTTCTTGTATTATTACAAATGGTGGAGCAGGTTATACTTCAGTTCCTAGTGTAACAATTACAGGAACAGGCTCTGGCGCTCTTGTTGATGCAGCCATTGACTCAGCAACTGGACAACTGGTAAGACTTCGCATGCGAGATTCTGGTGCTTCTGCACAAGTTCAAGGATCGGGTTATACGAGTGCTAGTGTACTGATTACTGGTGGTGGATCACCTACACTAAATGCAACTGCTCGAGCAGTGCTTGGTCCAGATTCTGGTATTGGTAGAGATGCAAGAGAAGATCTTAAGTCGACTTCAATTATGTTCCATGCACCATTATTTGGAACTGATAGTGATTTTATTACTAATCAAGATTTTAGACAAGTTGGATTAATAAGAGATCCTCTTACAGTAACCGGTTCAATATTTAATAATACAACTGGCAATGCTCTTTATAGTATGTCGCTTTCTTCTATTGTTACATCTTTCACTAAAGATAAAACAATTGAAGGTTCTACTTCTACAGCAAGAGCTTATGTAGATAATATTGATTCAAACCGATTATATTATCACCAAACAGCCGCAACTGGATTTGGTACATTTGTATCAGGTGAAACAATAGAAGAAGTTGATGGTGCGGGTGAAGGAGTGATTGATTCAGGTGGTATTTTGCCAGAAGTAGATCCAGAAAGTGGAGCAATTCTGTTTATCGATAATCGTTCTCCGGTGGTTCGAACTCCTGCTCAAAACGAAGACATTAAAGTTATTATTCAATTCTAAAGGTATAAAAAATGGCAATCACCCTCAGTAATACTATATTCCCATCTAAATATAAAGATGACTTTGCCGATAGTGATGGGTATTATCGCATGCTATTTAATAGCGGTAGATCATTGCAAGCTCGTGAACTTACACAGATGCAAACAATACTGCAAAGGCAGATTGAAAGACTAGGTTCACATACATTTAAAGAAGGTGCAACAGTAAAACCAGCAGAACAAATTCTCAATAATGCTTATGAGTTTGTAAAACTAGATCCTACATCAAACGCGCTATCTACTAATCCAGCAGATATCAATGGTTTAACATTTACTGGTCAAACATCAGGTGTTACTGCTCGAGCAATTGAGGGTATTCAAGCAACTGGCTCTGATCCGGCTACTATTTACTTTGCATACACTAATTCTCCTTCTGCGCAATCTGGTACTAGTACAGTAAGGTTTACTCCTGGCGAATTAATTACAAATGGATCTGCTTTACTTAGAGTACAGATTACTAATACAGCTACAAATCCTGCGGTTGGTCGTGGAACTCGATTATCTCTTGGATCTGGTATTTACTATGTTCAAGGTTACTTTGTCTTTACTGATGCTCAGTCTACGATTGTTTCAAAGTATACTGATACTCCTACAGAAACTATTGGTTTTACTATTAATGAAAAAATTATTGATGTAGATGATGATGACGGTCTATATGATAATCAAGGAGCAACACCAAACGTATCAGCGCCTGGAGCAGATCGTTATCAAATTAAACTTTCATTGACAACTGAAACAGCCGCAAATCCTACTCTTAATTTTATGCCAATCTTGAATATTCAGGATGGTGTTGTATATCGAAGCACAGATGAAAATAATGAATATAATATTTTCGGTGATGTAATTGCAACGCGCATTAAAGAAAATTCTGGTAATTACCTTGTTAAAAGATTTAAAGTTGATATTGGAGAAGATTCTGATAAAGATCATCTTCTTGTAAATGTAAGTGATGGTGTTGCAGTTATTGATGGTTATCGTGCTGCAAGATATACT